CTGTTTTGATTTTTTTTCCAACATGCAGAAATTGGCTGATGTAATCTAGCTTATTGCTATTGAATTTAAACTTTGACCGGCTGATCTTAAGTGTGTCTATTGTAGTGTAAGTTGGGAATATTGGCACCCCATGAAATAGACATCTCGTTCTGATCCATGCTAAATCGAATCTATCTCCATTGTGGCCTACAAGCTCGTCTGCAGTATTGGCAACATCAACAAAGCTAATGAGCATCTCTTTATCGTTCTGCTTCTCATCCCAGTGCAGATATAACACCTCTTTAGAATCCTCCCACTTATAGCAGATGCATATTATTGCACGTTCTTTTATTATTGACTCGTAGCCGATATTCTTTTTATACCCAGCCTCAAAAAACAGCCCAATGTTAGGGCTAGTCTCGATGTCAAAGAATAACCTCTTTCTTAAAGTGCGGATTTTTTTCAATGTGTCGTTTTATGTTGTTAATGCCTTTCCAATATGATCCTATACATGTGTTGTGTTTTGTGTTGAGTAGTGTTGAGATTTCTTTGAATGTCAGCCCTTTTAGTTTCAATAAAATGACTTTTTGTTGAAGTGGTTGTAGTAGTGGTAATATCTGTTCTAGTAAATTATATCTTTTCACGTATAAATAGTCGTAATTATCCGTATTTATATGTATTTGCATACGCTTTACAGCATGTGCTCTCCTGTAATCATCTATAACTATTGCTCTGATTATTGAGTAGCTCCATTTGCCAAAGCTTTGCCCTTTATATTTATCTAAGTTCCTCCAGATCTTCAGCCATATATCCTGCTCTAAATCGTAGAAATAAGCTGTGTCGTTTAATGCTTTTTGTAGCTGTGACCTTACTAATAGCTTATTATCATGGTATAACTTATCAAAGCTAGTCATGATAATTTCTAACTATAGAATCTAAAAGGATTGAATCTGCATGAGTCATCTCCACAACTTGCCATCCTTCACCTGGTATAAAGTTCACTTGTTCTTTATGCTTAATTTTCACTACTGAACAGGAAACGAATAAGACTGCTATTAATAGATATTTCATAGATAAAAAAATTAAGGAGCCTTTCAGCTCCTTTGGGTTTTCATAGGAATTTATTTCTCTTTGCTTAGGAATGTGTCTGAGCTGTTAGTAAGTAGGTTTTTTATGATGTAACCTATACCTGCACTTAGTGCTGCCGTTCCTATTGCTTTCCAATCAAATGTGAGGCTGCCAGCTTGAACTACTGAGTAAATGATAGAGATCACTGCTGTGATAACTGTCAATAATAAACCTTTTACGAAGTCTGCTGTGTTTAGACTTAAAAAAACTGATTTCATAATATGTACTTTTTTATGTTATAAAATTCTTCATGTTTAAAATACTTGTCATGCTCATAGCCTATAATCATGGCTGTAGACTTTCTGCCGTACATTATCCTCTCTAGATTCTCAATCTTAGTCTTATCTACACTAGACTGCTGTAATAGCATCTTAATGTCTGACTTCATCTCTGTGATGTCACGATATATAAACATCCATAGAATACTGAGTACTGTAGGAAAGGCATAAGCCTTAATCTTATCTATTGTCGAAGTTGCAGCCATTACCAGTTGATATATTGAGCATGTTCAGGAATATCATCCTCCACTATCTCAAATATTTGAGGATTCTCAACTACTGCCGGATGCTTATGTAAGTCCTTTTCTTTCCATTTATCAGTGATTATTACTGTATAATTGGAATGCAGACTTTTGCCGGTTGCTGTTGACTTTTGTCTAATGTGTAGCATTATTTAGCAGTTGGAATTAAAGTTAAATTAAGAGCTGATGCTACATAAGTAAATATTATCTCATCACTCTCACCCCATTGCTGAACTACTGACGCTGGAATCTCTACATTCCCTGAGATGATATCTAGCCCATTAGATTGGATGGTGTAAGATACTTGACCACTGCCACCATCAAAAAAGTAATGAAAAAAATCCTTTAGACATAAAGCATCTAAGGTAGTGTTACCTGATTCTACTGACCAGGTTGTAATTGGTTGTATTTGTCTTGAATTGCTCATAATTATTGAATTATTATTGTTCCGTAAATTGTTGTATTACCTGCTGCTGTTGTCCATGCAGGGGTAGTAGTAATTATCTCAATATAATCTCCTGCAACTACTGCAATATTAAGTCCTGTATTGGAGAAAACCTTATCTGTAGAGGCATTAGCTACTGTCGCAAATGTTGTAGATGTTGTAGCATTTAATCTTATAGATAAAGTCCAGTTTTCTGTAGAAGTTGTACCTGTAGTCTTAGCATAAATATATCCTGATTTAATTGTTCCTGATTGTGGGATATAAATACGTCTAATAGATTGAGTAGTTGATGCAGCTACTACTGGAGTACCAAAATAGTAGGTAGTAGATGCTGCGAAATTTGATAATATACATCCTAAATTAATTCCATAACCTTTAGCATCTATTCTGGTACTTAATGATGTAGTATCTGATTTTCTTAAATACTTAGAAAGCATTGTTGTAGTATCTGATATACGAACATATTTAGTAGATAATGTAGCACTATCAACACTAATTACTTGTCCTGATTTAGATAAACCATAACCATTTAAATTAAAATATTTAGAAAGCATTGCAGTTGTATCGGCTTTTCTTAAATAAGGAGTAAGCATTGTTGCTGTATCTCCTGCTCCTATTTTAGAGTTAAATGTATTGTATTGAGTATTGCTTATTAATCCTCTTGTCACTCCAGAAGTAGCAGCATCAGGAATATTGAATTTATGTGAAGTTCCGGTAGAAGTAATTTTAAACGTGCTATTACTTGAATCTACTGCAAACGTTTGTACTGCTCCTGTTAATCCATTCATAGCAGTTATTCCTGTGCCTGCCATTATCCCACTTTGTTGAGTAACAGTTAATATTGCTGATGGTATAGCAGGATGTGGCGAAGATGCTACAGATGCTACTATTTCAACATTCACATTTGATGTAGACCACATTAATTCATAATAATAACCACCTACAACATTAATTACATAATTCCATGATGCTATTACTGGTGATGCATTAGCACTTCCTGTCAATACAACTTTACCTGTTGAATTTGGAACATCAATACCATTTTCCCTTAACCAAATATCTGCTGTCATATTCCCACTACCACCAGTTTTTTCTAGTTGCAATGAAAATTGAATGTTATAAATTCCACTATTGTTAATTGTTATTCTAGTAGGTTGCCCACTTCCATTATTCGCAATAGTTACAGCATTAGATAATGTTGTTCTATTTAATTTAATTGGATATGCAGTATTGATTACAGCAGCAGATTGTGTAGTACTATCATCAAACGCCCCATAATAACCTACAGGAGCTGGATTAGTTCCTACTGAATCTTTGATGGCAAATCTACTAGAGCCTTTATAGAAGATTATAGAATCCTTACCGGCAATCCTAACAATGTTATTGATAAACTTATTTGATGTATCTATAGGGCTTATTTCAGCCTTTCTAGCATAAGGATTAAGCATTGTAGCAGTGTCACTGATATTTAGCTTAAGGTTGATTCTATTAGAAAGGCTTGTCGTGTCATTTGAATTACCATTAACTGCTCTTACATCACTTAGCTTAGCTATTGTATCTGTTGCATCTGTAGTTTGTGATGGCAGATAAATAATAGCTCTTATACTATCTTGCTGCTTTAACTTTTGTGACATGTTTTTATTGATAAATTCAATAGTAGTCTGAGGATATGTGTACTGATATATTCCACCACCAATAGAATCAGCTAAAGCCATAAATGGCATATAGTTATTATCCATACCTGATAAATATATCTGATTCTGTGATGTTCTGCCGTAAAGATTAATGTCTTTATTATATGAGAAATTGCCGCTGTCTAGAACACTTTGTAAATCTTGACTGCCGCCTCCACCGCCTGACACCTCACTCCATCCTGCAGCCCTAGTCCATTTGTAAAGCTTATTATTACATGTGTCCATAGCTATAGCTCCCTGAATAGCTGTGCTGTTTCTAAGTGTAGGCACGCCACAGAATGATGGGATATGTAATGAGCTATCTACTTTTAATCTCTTCTCCTGGTAGCCTGTAGCTGTCATGGGAGTATATTGTGACTGAGAATAACTCACAAAAGTAAGAACTAATAAGCAAAGTAATATTATTGTTTTTTTCATAGTTTTTTTAATCTTGAACTAATCTTATTGAATAACCATTAGCTGGATCTACTGTTACTACATTATAAGATAAATTTAAATCTATAGTAAAAATAGTAGGAGTTAAATCTAATGTTTTTATATGCAATTTAAACTCTTGTCTTTTACCTCCGCCGGAAGTTGAATTCATAAATCCTGATCCTATTAATGTTAGTCCGCTTGCATTTGTACCATTAACTGCCTCCCAATAAGTTATATCATCAGATAATAAACTAGCTGCCCCATTTGTAGTAATGTAAGCTAATAAATCATCAGAATCATCATCATTAGGAACATGCCATCCTGGATAACCTACACCTCTAGCATCATTTACAACATGATAATTATAAAGCTTTCCAAAATTAGCAAAGTCAGGATTAAATTGATAGTAACACCATGCTCCTGTCTCAGCTATTGCATAATTATTCCAATCAGTTTGATTTGTTGCCTGTGGAATGTTATCTCCGTTTACATATGTTTCACCTGCAAAGTTTTCTGTTGACCATGTTCTGCTGCCTATTGTTACTCTAGGTATATCTGTACCAGTTGTCACTATTGGAGCTCCAATGCCTCTGAAATTAGCTGAAAATGTTACCATATTGTCAAAGCTTGCAGTCTCATTTAATGATTCTAAAATAACTGTTAATTCTTTTTGTAAATAAGTTACTCCATCAATATCATTCTCATAGTATTTTATATTAAAAACAGTCCCACCAATGATTAAATCATAAAGACTTTTCATTGTAACTAAAGTACTTTCTATCGTCTGTATAAATACAATACCCTCAATAGTTCCGGTAACACTGCCGGCACCTGGTACATAAGTCTTAAATATGCCATTTCCTGAGATTGATGTTTCCACCATTTCTCTAGAGATGTCCAAAGTAATAGACCGAGCACAGCCGAAAGGCACCCATTCAAGAGTAGTCTCGTTGTATTTATATAATATTGCGTCTTTGCCGTTAACTTTAGACATTCTTATGACTTTTCGTAAAGATACTTAAATTCGTACAAATCTAGAGCATTCAAAGTACTATAACTTTCACCCAATGCCGTTATTTCCCAAAGTGTTACATCTGCAGTATTTGCCTTATAATCGATGGCTATGGCTCCAGGTACATATCTCATGTCTGTTTGAAGCTTCAATCTTATGACTGCTAAATTAGATAAATAATAGCCTTCATCTTCTCCCTGATGGATGTCTAATAACTTACCATTGTATTTAGTTCTAGGGATGTAACGTTGAAATAGCTCCTCAAAGGTTGTGATTTCTCCTAGCTTTATATTTGATGGAAATGAAGCTGTCTGATATTGCCAAAGTGTAGTTCTATCTCTACTTATTCCTGTTGAACTATAAAGAAACTGTGTCCCTGCTATAGTTGATCTAGGAGTATCATCAACGACAATATCAGTAGAAAGATTATTTTTTAATGTTACACTTTGTGAGTCTTTATGTGTATGTCCAATTATTTTAGTACTGCCATTAATAGAATAAATAACATTAAAAGACAAATCTTTATATTGACTTTCGAAATCTGAATCTGATACTATTGTTCCTAAATGAACTGTTATAATTCCATTAAAAGGCACCTGATTAGATTTAATAGATACAGTATGCCATTGATTAGTATTATCTCCTGATAAAACATTAAATGTAAAACCTCTACTTGAAGTCCATTCACCATTATTATTTAAATATCTATTTGTTGTTCCATCTCTTAGCCATACTGTAAATACATTAGTTACTACACCAGGTTGAGAGTTATTACTTCTATAAGTAAATGACCATTCGATAACATCATCCTTACTTATTGTAATATCTGAGGATTGAATACCACCACTATCATCCCATGTAGGCCCTACAACTACTACATATCTAGCTAACTCTTGACCTGCACTATCTGACTCAACTCTAATAAATCTAGATGGATATGGGCCAGGTGATGGAGAATAATTATACCATGATGGCAATTCATATTCTCTGTAAGTTATATCACCCACTAAATATTCATTTCTTAAAGCCCCTAAATCTGTAAAATTGCCATTGACTAAAATATCTGCAGGTTGATTATAATTAAATGTCTCTTTAACGTATTGATAAGGTCTTAAAATTGACCTTAACAATCCTGCCTCTATATCACTACCTTCACCGTAATAAAAGTTTCTGATGGTCGTAATATCAGAAACATAGTTCATGTCGTAGTCATATCTCCATCCGAGTAGTTCTGCACCTGTGCTTATGCGTCTATCCCAAAGCTCACCCCATCTCACTATTACCCAAGCACCAACACTTTGAAAGCATGATGCATAAAATCTACTCATAATCTTCTCTAATACATCGTAACAACTATCCCATCCATTAGTCGTTTTAAAAGTTGTTCCTAGTACAAAAGTATCATCTATCCATCTGCCATAATCTCCACCTATCGGATATAATTGTGAATAAACATCACATCCTAGCTCTAACTGAGTAGCCCTTAGACATAATCTAATAAGCTCACCATAAGTAAGATAAGTAGTTAAATCTACCGGAGTAACCCAGCTTAAATCACCATCAAATCCAGTGAATGTAGGAACAAATTCTACTACATAATATCTAAATCCAATAGGAGAGCCAGGAATAACTTCTACATTATTAACAGTATAATTATTATCATTGACAGTAATTATAGATCCTACATTAATAACTGGAGGAGTCTCAAATGTGTAAAAGTATATTGAATTTGTTCCTGCTCTAGAAATACTACCATAAGTAGTATTTACTTGACCAAATCTAGTAGCCGCCTGACTAAGTGAAATATCTTTTAATAGCCCTAGATTATCTGTTGCGACAATTTGTATTTGATGGTAGTAATCTACTTGAATCTCTTGACAATCTGACTGCAGTAAATACCCTATAAATAATGTATCATCTGTCTCAATCCTCTTTAACTCAACTAAGAAAGTATCATCTTCATTAGAGTAAAAATCAAATAACTGCACTACACCGTTATTAATGATGCTCACTGATAATGTGCAGCCTTTAATCGGTTTCTTTGGATCATCATCCTGCCACTCCTGAACTGCAGGAATCCCACCTAATAAAATATCTTTAATATCACCATCATAATTTTTCTTATAAATATTCAGCTCATAATTGAGCAGAGCTTCACTAGATGCAAATTGTGATGTATAATTAAGATTATATGCCATTATGTTGTAGTTGAATAAGTGTTAGAATATTTTTTATTTGAGAAGTAAATGTCTTTACCCTTTAGCATTCCGAATACTTCTATTGATGACATTGCTCCCATCATGTTTGATGTCTGAGCTGCCGGTATAACTTGACTGCCTTTAGGTAGATTGATTAACTCCGGCCCTCTCTCACCCACTAAAGCCATCCCACCTGGAGCATTTCTAGTACCGACTGCGAATGATGACTTTTGACCTACTGTAGATTTAATTAATGATCCTAATGTAGCTAAAGCCACACCTGCAGCAATAGCTAAGTAAGGATTTGCTAAAACTGAAGCTAAAGCCTTTTTTGCTATTAAGGCAGTTATACCTATTTGAATCATTTGCTTTCCTAACTCTTCTACTAATCCTGCCATAGATGCAAATATCCCTGCAAAAGCATTTCCTAAATTTCCACCCTGAATGGCTGTAGATAGTACATCAGCAAAGCCAGTTCCAATGGACATGGCAGCCTCAGTCATGAATGAATTTAATGAAGTAGTTAAATCAATTAACCCCTTCTTAACTGGCAATGGCAAACCATTGATATCAATTACAGGCATGATAGGTATTTCAATAACTCCTAAATCCTGCTTGAATTTTGCCAATCTTTCCTTAGCTGACATCTTACCCAAATCAGTGGAAAACAATTCCAATTTTTTAGGGCTAAATGCAGTAAGCTTCATTATCTCTTCTTTGACCTTCTTAACCTTCTCTTTAGTGTCTTTAGCTTTATAACCTAATTGACCAAAAGCCGAAGTAGATTGAAGTATTGTATTATTTAGGTTAATTTGAGTCTGATTGAAATCAGTATCAATCTGATTTAATTCACTTTTTATTGTGGCAACTTTTTGCATTGCCTGTTGATAAATCCCTAGAGATACTGTAGCCTGCCCTGATGTATATTCCTCTGTAGCATAACCTGCATTAGTCTCATCAGACATTCTTTTAACTGATTCTAATACTGCTAGTCTAGCCTTAGATAACTCATTTAATTTGTTAGTTTTTTGTATTTGTAAGTCAGCTAATTTATCAGCATATTTTGTAGCTACTGCCTGTGCAATAATAGCCTGAGTATATAAATTAACCTCCTGAGTAGCTTTCTCTGTTGCAACAGATGTCAAAGTAAGTACTTCACCATGTTTACCCATGATGTCATTGGCTTGCTTTAAAGCTTCATTTCTTTGCTCTAATGGCAGTCTACTATCTTTGGCAATATTTACAAAAGTCTGTAATTGCAAACCACTAGATAAAGCACTGCTTCTAGCTCCATCCAATGATTTTTTAAACTCTTCATTTGCTTTTACTAATGGATCTAGCTCATCCTTTGCTTTACCTGCAGAACTAGAAAATACTACAAGTAGTGATGATATAACACCTACTGCTAGACATACACCCATTGGACCGGTAAGACCACTTACTAAAGCTTTGAAAGCTCCACCAGTGCTGCCAGTCTCCATTTTTAATCTTTGGAATGACTCAATAAGAGGATTGATGTTATTTGCAATACCTATAAATCCATAAGGAGCATCCTGAGCAATTCTAGATAAATTCTGTAATGACTGCCCTGCCTGTGCTGAGCCGTTTTTCATTTCCTTAGACAAAGTATCACCTGTCTTTTTAGCTGCTACATTTACCTCATTAAATCCTTTTGCTGTAGTATTTAAAGCTTTATCTACCTGGTCGAATCCTACCGCTGAGGCGACTATTTTAATCTCTTCTGCCATTACTTACTTTTTTTAATGTTATGCCTTTCCATAATTTCCCTCACTCGTTCCGGAGTCATCTGATTGCGTATCTGTTCAGCTCTGCTAATCTCCTCATCATCCTGCATGGGCCAAAACTTACTTATGCTGCCTATTGCCTTACTACCAGCAAAGCTTTCAGCAACACGAAAAGAGGCAAACCGAATAATCTTAGCGTAATCGGTTTGCCTCTCTAAATATCCTTCAACAGCTGCGTAGAATTCCATAGGCAAAGAAGTATAGTATTGATATGTTGACCATCCTAGTTTACCTAAAGCAAACTTAAGATTATCATACGCTTGCTCTTCTACACTTTTTTTTTGCCTTCATCTTCAGTCTGTGCAGATGTGCCTACTAATTTTTTCCATAGCTGAGTCTCAGTCATGGTGTTAGTGATGGCAGTTATCTGCTCATCCTTATTCGGCATCTCATCCACCCAGTCGCAGACCTGCTCAAAAGTATAGTCAGGCTCCTCCCTTTTAACGTAAGAATTGCCTCTTAAACCACCATAAACCATAGCATATAAAAAGCCAGTGTTTGTAGTGGTGTCGTTGTGTGTGCCAATAACCTCAATGGCTAGCTGATTGAATTTTAATCCCCTCAGCTTGCCACCAAGATCAATTTGAATGTAACTCATGTGTAGATATTTTATTATTAATCGTAGATAAATAATGATGGTGTGCCATATGGCTGTATAGTTCCGCTGAATGTTCCTGCAGAATCAAAAGCAAAAGTCGCTGATAATTCTGATAAGTATCCAGTACCTGACTCCATCTCATCACCAATCTGTGGAGATGCTGGAGCTATCTGCCATCCTATTGTAGTTTTATTTCTCAATAAGATTCTTAAATCTGTTCCACTTACTCCAGTTGTAGGATCTTGTAATAAGAAACCTTCAAATCCGTAGCTAAGCTCTAATGTACCAGGTGATTTATCCGGTCCACATGCTGAACTAGCATCTACTACAGATACTGAATCATTCTTAGTTACTGATGTAAGACAAACTACTGTCTCATATGTGCTTCCTCCTGCTGGATCAATGAATAACAACATTGTCCCGCCTGCTACTTTATGCTCACTCATGTTTTTTTATTTTATTTTATGAAATTACGAAAATATCTTGTTTAAAAATCAATATACGAGAAATAAATACTTTGCCGCCTATTTCTCCTAGTCTATCTGTTCTGTCTGTTTGTAGGCTTAAATTAAGCATTTGCAGTCCAAATGATGACAAGTCTAGCACTGATGTAGATGTCGGCTTTATAGCCTCTATAATATCTCCTACAACACTATTTAAATTCTTACTATTGTTATATTTGTACTGCCATGAATGGATGGAAATCTGAATTGTCAAATTAACATCACTAGAAGTATCTGTACTTGTTTCAGTAGATGTAGCATCAGATAAGACACAGTAAATATTATCCTTAATATCATCAGGCTCCTCACCTTCATATACTGGAATGCTTAAACCATCAATGACCTCATAATATGCCTGCAGTATTGCTGAATTTACATCTCTCATATCTTGAATATATCTTTTAAATCTTGTAATAATATCGGTGTAAATTTGTTAACTGATGGATAAAGATAGGGCCTAGGACTCATGCCGGTAAACTCTTTGCCTGTTGCTCTTTTATATGTCTCCGCTAAATCTTGCCACGCTTGAGGCAATGATGGCACATATTGTGATGCCATCTTTCTAGTGCCGAATTCTACATATGCTGCATAATTAGCACTTACTTTTACCATAGCATAACCATTACCATATTGAGGAGTAATACTACCCTTTAATCTACCAGTATCAACAGGCACTAATAACTTAGCATTTGATGCTACATCATCAGCCCACGCCTCCAATGCTGAATTAACATCCTTTTGAGATTCTTTACTAAGATTATCAAATTTCTTAGTCAATGCATTTAATCCAGTTATTTCTAGTTTCATTATGGAGCAGGATTAGGATAAATACGAATTTCAAAAGATGTATTATTCATTAAGCTATTTGCTAAACTGCCATTACTGCCAGTCCAAATATTTAAATTATTATCATCTACTCTAGTCATAAGATATACATTGAAGTCAGGGCTAGCCTGTGTATTGCCTATGTATATCCATGTTAGATTCTCTTCAAATATTGCTAAATCAGATGTAACAGTATAACCTCCTACACTGCCATAACTTGTAGTCAATGTAGCACCTGTGTTATTCTCAAATATATTTATTGATGGAGCCACTAAAGCCCCTGATTGTGATATATTACCTATTATCTTAGTGTATGGCTGTGCAGCATAAACGATATCACTTACAAAAGCTTTACCCTCTTGAAATGGAGCTCTTAGCACTGGTACATAATCTGTAGGCTGCAATGCCCCTAAATCAGGCAGATAGTTATATGGTACTAATAATGGCATCTAGAAATATTGTACGTTCATGACCTCAGATCCTGAGAATATTGTTGAAAATGTAAACGTTCCAAGTGTTGTATTGACAATTACCTCCTTATTTTCAGGAGCTCCAAAACTAGCCACCTGAGTATATAACACGCCATCCTTAAACACGCCAAAAATAGTTCGCCCAATCAATGAATTGACAGTTATGATGTAATCATTCTCTGCCGGTATCTCTGTGTATATCTGTATTGATCCTGTATCCATTGGTGTATCACTATTAATCGTTTCGTCTAATTTAGTTGCCTGTATATATTCCCAGCTCTTAGCTGCCTCTTTTCTTATCTGTATTGAATTTATCTTATAATTATATCCCTCATAGACAATAACATCATTAGAATGCAATGGCCTTTCCTTCTCATATCTCATCACTATCACACTATCATAAGTCCATTGGCTCTGTTGGTAGTCATTAGTTGAGCTGCCTGATCTATCCTGCACCTCTGCCCATTTGCTCCACTGACTATCTATAATAGGGATAAGTCCGCCAAATTCGTTTTTGGCTGTAGTATATCTGTTTATAGTTACTCTGCTATTTAATTTATACACGTCTGTATGGGTTTAATAATAACTTAGCTATTGGGCTGATATCATCAATGCCCTGACTTCTATTATCGTAGATATAGTAAATCTGATTCAATAAAGCTGTTTTTAGCACCGTTGGCAATTCAGCATATCCTGCAGTATATTCAATAGTGACCTCATCAGTTTTAGGATAGAGTAAACGCTTAAACTCATTACCCTGCAATGTATAATCACTATCTAATATCAATGTATTGCCCTCGTTATCCTCTACACTTATCACATCAATGATAGGGCCATAAGGAATGTATATCCCACCATTAGAATTATTCAACACTGCAGTAATGCTGTGCTCCACAAATCCGACTCCAGTGTAAGCTTCACATTGCTGCCTAGCTCCAATGATAATGGCAGTGATTAAAGTATCATCTGTGCTTATGTCAATCTTACAGAAGTCCTTTGCCTCACTTAATTGCACTGGCTCAGTGATAACTCCATCATTAAATTGCACATCTATAACCGTATTATAATTTACCATGTTTATTTATTTTAAAAAGCCCCACCCAGTTTGGGCAGGGCCTTTTTATCTACACAATCAAACCTACACACCTACTTATTAAACATTACCTAAATCAGCTGTGATAGCAGAAGTAGCTAACATCAAGTTGATTTCTTCTTGACACTCAATTCTAGCAGTAATTAAGTTCTTAGTAAAGTTATCAGAATCATCCATGCTAAACTCGATATTAACTGATTCAGTCTCAACTCTCTCAAGATAATCAGCATCGAATATTAACACCTTATCATCAGTTACCCATGAAGCTGAGATGATTGGAGTACCTGAAATAGTGATAGCACCATTTGGAGCACTTACAACACCACCTGCACCTTGATAATAACCGTTAGTATAAAGTAATTTGTTCAATCTAGCCATTTGCAATGGATTAACTAATGCATAAGATGCATTAAAGTTAGCAGCTTGCTGAGTAGCAATCAAATCCATGATAGCTTTGATATCATCAGTCTCAGTTGGAGTAGCTGGAGTCAAAGCACCTGTAACAGTTGCAAAGAAGTTAGCGTTCTCTTTCTTATAAAAATCTCTCATTAACAAACGAGGAAGAGTTGACTGCATGTAAGGTAATTGCTTAGCCATTTGCTTAGAGAAACGAGCAAAACCTGCGATGTAAGACTCAACAACTTTGATTTCAGTGAAATCATAGTCAATCTGTCCTTTGCTAGATCCTTCAGTTTGCTTAGCTAAAGCACCTTCAGAGCCAGACTCTTGATACTGAACATAAAGACCTGTAGGACTTACTGCAGTAGGAATCAAATCTCTGAAATTAACTTTCTGAGCTGGCAAGATAGCCTGACGAGCTGAGTAAGATGCTTGACCATCTCCAGTTAAGTTAGCACTCAATAACATTGTACCTACAGCTTTCAAAGACATGCTAAAAGGCTGTCCTTTCTTTACTTTGCTGATTTCGTCAAAGTTCTTCTCTAAACCTTCGTTGAAGATTTCTCCGAATGATTTAACTGATTCAGCAGGAGTCTTAGTGCTCTTAACTCTTGTTTGCAATAAATCAAATCCTTTGATTAACGCTGCGTTATCAGCTTTCAAAGTAGCTACTTCAGCAGCCATTGCAGAGATAGCCTCAGCAGATGATTGACCTTCAGCAAATGATTTCAACTTTGCATCTACATTATCGATTGCAGACTTTAATTGCTCAGCTATTTCTGATTTAGTTTTTTCAGTGATAGCCACTTCTAGACTTGATTTTAGACCTTCTAGCTCGGTCATTAATTCTTTCTTATCCATTTTGTTTTTTACTTTTTAATTGATTTATTAAACTCACGAATAATGCTTACCATATCCACTGGCTCAGTAGCTTTCACTGGCTGAGTAGTTCCCTTTATGTCTAGTATCATTTGTGCTAATTGTTTGCTATGCAAAAGTAGAGCCTCAATAGTCTCATCTGTTGCGTCTGTGTTTCTGCAGAATTTCTCTATTGCCTGTTGTCTAGCATAGATGTAATCTGCATCAATCTCATTCTTAAGTGATGTAACCGGAGTCAATGGATTGGCACCCCATGAAGTAAGTGAGCTGCCCTCATACAATTTAACCTCAGTAATCTCATACCATCCCTTAGATGGAGTATTCATGTAGTCTTCATAAGATTGTAGCTGATTCTGTTTAACCGTCTTAAATCCGATTGAATGCTCAGTGATCAGTCCTGACTCTACCATCTTAATGAAGTCCTGCCCTAGTGTATGTGTGCCTATCTGACTCTCATACTTTAATCCCATTGCATCCTCCTTAAGAGAAGTAAGCTTGCCCAATGGCTGTGATGAGTCATGATTTATAAGATGTTTAATTCTAGGCTGAGCACTGTTAGGGCCCTGCTCTCTTATTGTTTTAGTAAAGGCACCTTTACGGATAATATCCCCATCACTATCGACATTGTCAAAGTGTGAGAAATAACCTTGTATTATACCTTTCTTAGGATCAGCATTAACTACCTCTCCTCCTATCACTACATCCTTAAATTTGATTATA